CTATTAAGGTTGGTCAGGGTGAGCGTGAACTATTCCAATACAATAAAGTATTAGGTGAATTCCAATTAGGTGATATTGCACCCGCACCAAAAGGTGTACCACAGATTGAAGTTACACTTGACATCGATGCTAACGGTATTCTCAAAGTGTCCGCTAAGGATCAAAGCACTGGTAAAGAAAACAAAATCACTATCAAGGCTAATTCTGGACTTTCAGAGGCTGAAATTGCACAAATGGTCAAAGACGGTGAAGAGAATGCAGAGGCTGACAAGCAAATGCGTGATTTAATTGTCGCACGTAATAATGCAGAAGGTACATTGAATGGCTTTAAATCAGACTTTGAAAAATATAGTGACAAAGTTACTGAAGAAGAAAGACAAAAAGCTGCTGATGCTATCAAAGCAGTAGAAGATGCTATGGAAGGCACTGACGCTAAAGCAATTGAAGAGAGCGTTCCTAAGCTATACGAAGCAATTGGTCCAATCACTAAACTCAAATTTGAGGAAGAGGAAGCTAAAAAGAAAGCTGAAGAAGCTGCAAACAGTGATGCTACTGCCAATACAGTAAATGCTGAAAGCACAGAAACTAAAGAAACAGAAGCAGAGCCAACTGTTTAATTAGAAAATTATGTCAGGTGCCGTTTAACGGGCCTGACAGTCATAAACTTGCTTATTAAAGGAGAAATAAAATGACAACAGGAACATTAACATTAAGATCATTAGATATACCTTCAATGCACAAATTTGGCATTGGATTCGATAGTATGTTAGATGAACTATTGAGAATTACCAGTTCTCAAAATAACAATAATTATCCGCCCTATAATATCATACAATTTTCAGAGAACAGTTTTGCAATTGAATTAGCAATTGCTGGATTCTCAGAAGGTGAAATTGACATAAGCTTAGAGGGTCATGTATTGGTTATCAACGGTAGTAAGATTCGTGATTTAGATAAGCCAAAAGAATATCTACATCAAGGAATAAGTAACAGAGACTTTCACCGTGAGTTCACATTAGCAGATCATGTCAAAGTTAAAGATGCAGTCAATGAGAATGGGATCTTGACGATTCATTTAGAAAGAATAATTCCAGAAGAAATGAAGCCGAAAAAGATTGCAATTAAGTATACTAAATAGTATAATACATATTGTGTAAATAATTGATGAGTGTATTTTTGCACTCATCAATTCTAAAAGAGGTTATATAATGTCCCACGAAATTGATACAAGAAATAAAATTAAACCAAATATAAAAATCACAGAACCTCCTATGTTTAAGGTTATTTATATAAATGACAATTTTACAACGATGGATTTTGTTGTTCGTAGTTTGGTAGATCATTTTAGCTATACCAGTGATACCGCTGAATCTATTACTACAGGCATACACGAACAAGGCAGTGCTACTGTAGCAGTTCTTCCATACGAAATTGCAGAACAAAAGGGAATTGAAGTGACTTTACATGCAAGAAATGAAGGTTTCCCGCTTCAAGTTAAAATTGAGGCAGAAGCGTAACTTACAAAGTAATGCGTTTTGCGTAGTACGGATTGGTTTCGTATTTTGGATTATTAAGATAGTTGATATTGTCTTTGACGGTGTCAACTATTTTTTTATGTGAGCCAAATGCCCAATGTGTGACTTTGTGTTCAGTATCTATATCTAATACATAGTCTAATTCAATTTCATCTTTATCTATATCTGGTATCTCACCAAAATACAAATCTAGTGATGGTACACTATTACTAAGTATGATAATTTTTCTTACATCAGGATGTAATTGCAATTTTCTAGTTGTTTGTTCTAGATACACTAAATCATCATATCTTCTTGCTTTTATTTCAAATTTATCTCCATCGGTATAACTTTTATAATTACTCCAACCATTGATACCCAATATTGCTACACCATCTACTACGACTACATTATTACGTAAATAAATAAGATTTGGTATTGTTGAAAATGATTCAGTAATTCTATTTGCCACAGCAATATGTTCATATACTGAAGGGTTTTCTAGATTACCGTCTATAAAGAATACCCCTTGATAACATTTACTAAGATGCAAAAGAGTTTTGTTTAATACATTTACATTATTTGATATATTACCTGCAACCAGACAATACAAGCTGGTTGGTTTACCCTCCCAGTCAAACTGGTCATTTTCTGTGATATTAAGATCACTTATAAGATCGAATCCTAGATTCATATATTCCCGTGGTAATAGGACAATAATGTCCTATATTACCGTATAGTTATTATAATTACTCTGCCTTGGGCTTTTTAGTAGCTCTTGGCTTAGCTGCAGCCTTAGGCTTTGGTTCTGCTTTTGGGGTAGCAGCTTTTGGTGCCTTAGGTGCTTTTGGCTTAGCCGGTGCTTTTGCCTTTGCTTTTGTAATCTTAGCTGGTGCTGATTTTACTTCTTCAACAACTGGTTGAGCCGCAACTGCGGGAGTTGGTTCAACAACTGTAGTAGTTACCGGTTCTGGTACCTTATAAGGTGCTACACCGGCTTCTTCTACTTCAGCCTTAGTTGTTTTTCTATTAAAATATAGTGCAGCGCCAATTGCTACTACAATGATTCCAATGATGATTTCCATGTTAATTTCTCCTTGTATACTATTTAGACCCAAAATATTAGTGTATAATTTTTTTATTTTACTAAATAATATTATGATTACCCTGGCTCACCATGAACTCAAGGACATGATGAGGTTACCATTGCCCACAAAAACAAGACAAAAAAGATTAGAATTCAGACCTTCTGAACAAGACATAATACATGTTTACACACAGATTAATCAATATGTATTTGATAATGAATTAAAAATGCCTAAATTCAGAATAGGTCCTAGATGTAGAAAATACTGGGGCATGTGTTTGGGGAACAACGACATATATGATACTGGTAGTTTTTGTGAAATAAAACTAATGGACAAGTGGTTCTGTGCACAATGGACGGTTACTATACTGGCACATGAAATGGCACACCAACATCAATGGGATATAGAAAGTGTGTATAGAAATAATAAGGGTATGGATAGTATAATGAGTCATGGTCCTAGTTTTTTTCGTTTTAGAGACAAATTAGCACTATATAGTATTCCACTAAGAACTGCACACAGTCAACGCAAATGGTTCAAGTATCAAGATTTGACTAAGTGCTAAAAACTGATAAATACTCATTATGCGTGATTTATTAGACCTATTAGACAAACTACAAGAAGCCAAAAAGAAGGATCCTAACGCTCCTGCTACTATTTTTGCCAAAGGATTAACTCCTAAAGAACTTCAAAAAGACCCAGCGAGACTAGCAACATTCATTCAAAAGATAAAAAGTAATCAACCTTTTATGGATAACATAACTGGTGAGGAAGTTTATCTTGATCCTAATGAAGCAAAACGAATAGAGAAATTAGATAGAGAGAAAAATTTTACTGGTGAAAAACCATTCCCAATACTCACTAGAGATGGTAATGAAATATTATTATCAACACTTGCTAAAAATGAAGACTTTGGTGGTAGCCCAAAAGAATCAATGCTATTAAAACCTAGTCTAATTAAAATTACTGACAAAAATATTCCTGCAACTGATTTGTATAATGTGATTGCTAGTAATGAAATATTAGCAAAGACAGAGTATGGACAAGTAGTTTTGAAATTAGCACAATATATTATATCAGATGAACATGTTCAATTACCTGAGGAATATTTAACAAAAGAAAAAGAAAAAGAACGTAAGGCTATTGTAGACTACGCAGGTGAATACTTGGGGGTACTTGCATTACTATATGAACGCAGTCGTTTTCCAAGAAAAGAAAAATTTATTCAATGGTTAGGTGCTAGTATAGGAGAACTAACTCTTAACTTCCCAAGCGCCGCAAACAATAATATTGCAGATAGCTATGCAATCATCAGTAATCCCAACACATCACACAGCGTTAATATTTCAAGTAAAGGTACTGGTGGTGGAGCTGCACCAGCAATATCAGGCTTAAAGATAAGTGATGAAGTTAGACGCAATCCTAAATTAAAGAATGCGGTAAAATTGATTGAACTGTGTCAAGCAGGTAAAGACAGTAGCGGTCCTAGTACCATTGTGCAAGCATTCAAAATCATGGATTTCTTATATCAAACTGATCCCAATAGCTTACCAAAAGAATGGTATAAAGTATTACCATTTGCTACTAAAGCACCAAGATTACAACAACAATGCATTGAGAGTATCAATAGTGCTAAAGGTGGTCAACAACCTCTACAACTTGCAAAAGTATACCAATCTCTGATAAGTGATATTAAGAGTGATGCAGCTACTGATGGTGGCAAAATGGTTTATAAAATCAAAAAAGTTATTGCACATCAAGTTAATAGCAAAGCGGCTATACCAGAATTTGCTGATACTATATTACAAGTATTAGAAATGAATTTTGTGCAACAATATACTGACTATCACCCAAATGGTGAGTTAACATTTGCTACACAATGGCCTGCAAAGCTTGAAGGTGTAGTTACTATGGAAAACAAGAGTAGTGCAGTAGAACCTAGTAGTGCAGGATTCAGTTTTAAATTGGGTCGTAGTGCGGATGACTACGAAGATGTAAGTCCAGATGGTGACTCAACTACAAATGTAGGTGATAAAATAGGACCCGATGTATCTCAAGTTGCTAGTAATGTAGCAG